AATTTAGTACATTTGCAGGAACCGGCTCGTTTAAGTTATTCACAACCTTGAGTCACTTATGGGACGGCTCAGATTACAATAGACAAGGAATAGAAATTAAAGAACCCTTAATTAACATCTTATCAGCTATAACTCCAGCAACTCTGGCCAAAATTTTGCCACCCGAGCAAATGGAGCAGGGCTTCGTAAGTAGGTGCATTTTTGTGTACGGAGCTAAGGAAAAGCAGATTCCACGCCCAAGATTTTTCACGCCCGATAAAATGCCTGAGTTAATTGACGCCTTCAAGAACATTGAGTTCATATATCGCAACACGACATTCGATGAAACACCGGAAGCAGCAGAATTTTTAGATAACCTCTATATGTTAAATAAGCAAGTTAAGGATTTCCGCTTCACGTATTACAACGCGCGGCGACATATACACTTAATTAAGACGGCAATGTCAATCGCCATCTTATCAAACAGCACTACATTAACAAAAGAAATCTATGAAGATGCCGATGAGATTTTGAGCACAACGGAGGCGTTAATGCCTGAAGCACTTGGTGAATATGGTTTGAGTAAATTGAGTGAAGCCAAGCAGAAGCTGCTTGATTACATCAGGCAGTCAGAGGCCCCAATTACCTATACAGAACTTAGCCGCCTAGCAGCTAAGGACATGCGGGACGCTGACTTCAGTGCCATTTTGCAGGGCTTCGTCAATGAAAAGAAAGTATTTACTTGGGTCGGTGCCAACAATGTGCGCTTCTACTCGACGGCCAAATCTTCGATGAATCTTCAATGAACTTAGGAAAGGCAATTAACTATGGGAATAGATAAGCGGCGCTTGGTTATAAGCGTCATAACCAAACGAATCCAGACCTACTGGCCGGAGCTCAAAATTTCACAGGGCACAATTTACTTGTACTACTTAATTGAGGGCTGGTCGGACATACTGTATACAGATACCACTGGAAACCAGACCATTGGGTTGGGTCATAAATTAACAACTGAAGACAAATTACGGCTTGAAAAAGGCCTGCAACTCGGCCGCGAGCAACTTGTCTGCTGGGCCGCTAATGATATTGTGAAGTCAATTAACTTGGCAGAATCGCAGCCCGAGTACAAGAGCAAGGTCATCAGGCCAGTCTTCGGCTACTTGATATTCAACTTGGGGGCTTATGGATTTTCGAAGTTCGTTAACTTCCGAGCTGCGGCCCTCAAGTTTCAGGAAATGATGACAGATGTTAATGCACTTAAAATGCTCAATGAACTCGCAGACTCAAAATGGGCCACGCAAGTTCCTCGGGCTTTGCGCATCATCTCGAATTATGTGCTAAGGGGTGGGGTAACAGCTAATTATCTCGATGAAACGGATTACCGCTTCAAAGGTGAGAAGATTCACCCGAATCTTCGAGAGGCCACTTTTCGAGAGCCAAGCTACTTTAACCTGCCAGAACATCACTCCTAAATTAAATCGTATCAACGAAGCAAGTTAAGGTAGCAAAAAGAAAGGGTGGAATCAATTAAGATTCCACCCTATTTTTATAATCTAATTTTATTCTCCTTTCAATTTAATTGCCACAAGGTGCCCTAGTCTTCAAGTGGCTCGAACAAGTCCCTGTAGGCTTCATAGGAAGAAGCACTCATTAACTTCTGCATATCATTAAACGCCGCAATGCTGTCCTGCGACCCAAGCAACTCAATCTGCCTGTCAACCTTAGTCATAGTAGCAGCATTATACTGTGCCTGCGCCCAAGGTATGAAGGCGTCAAGTGAGCCACCAGACTTAATGTAGCCCTCAAATGCTTTGGTAATTAAGTCAGTATCAATTTGCACGTTACCTGACCGTAAGAACCTAAAGCCGGCCTTAAAGGCTTTTCGAAGGTCATTAAGTTTTTCTTGGTTAATTGCGTCCCTAGCGCGCATTCGCGATTCGAGGCGCCAATTTTCTGCTTGCTCAATAGAGTTGAAACCAAGTGCAGTAACTAGGCTGTTAATCCGCTGGATATTACCATTGCGGTCAACTGAGTAAGTAAACTCATTCCCGTTCTCATCATACATTTGGTTGCCCAATTTAGCAAAAGCCCTAATTGACGACACCGGCGAATACTGGCTAATTAACTCTTGAAGCCGATGGGCGCTCAGGCCAACTTCGCTCTTCATTGCCCCATACATATCTTTAACCAAATTAACAGAATCGTCCAGCATTGACATAACAGGGCTAATGTCCTGCAATGTGAATGAACCGTTAATTGGCAGGAAGCCTCCAGTAACAGGGTCGATGTCGCCACGGCTACTTAAGTCAGTATCAACAAGTGAGCCTAGGGTGTACATTGCGGCCCGAGCAGCGGAGTCGCTTCCCAAGGCATTCCTCAAGTAACTATAAGTATCCTCTTCGCCCTCAACAGGGAAAATCACATTTTGAGCTAATTGACTAAAAGGAAGCGAATTAAGTCCGAAAGTCAAGTACTGCGTCCCAAAGGCTTTGAGCACTGAGGTGTTTCCCAGAGAGTAGGCGTCAAGTAACTGTTGCATTACATTGAGCTTGTACGTCTTAAAGGTTCCAAGTAGCGCAGGCACAGCACCTCTGTATACATTAGGTTTATTCAGCACGCTGTAATTACCAACAACGTTGTCAGAGAACTGCTTAGCAAAGATGAACCTCATTTGCCGTGTTTTCAAGCCAGCGCGCCCAGCAAGTTCGTGGCCCATCAGGAAGCTGAAAGACCTACTTAACTCTTCCGTCTGGTCGGCGGCCGCTGTGGCTCCTTTGTTAATTAACTTCAAAGCTTGCTTGAACAGCCCGGAGTCATTGGCTACTTTAGTCGGCTCGAATACAATATCACGAAGCATGTTGGCATCTCGACTAACATACCCCTGTTTTTCGGCCAGCTGAAGAATCGCCCTGCCTTTCTTACTAAACTGTTTCTTAGTAGCTTCAAAGAAAGCACCAAGCCAATCAACAGTACCCCAACGCTGAGTCATATCAACTTCGCGCCCGTAGAAGCCAACTCGAGCAGCATAGCTAGCAGAGTCTTCCCACTTAGTCGGGTTAAGCGACATAGTAGCAAAGTGACTCATAGGCACAACGCCAAGTACATTAAGTACAGCCTGGCTCATGCGCCCAAAGCGAAGCAAGCTCCAGTTTACAAGTTGCTGAAGTTTATGTGTAACCCCGAGGGCATTAGCTTTTGGCAGCTTCCCAATTACATTAGACATCAGCTTCTGCTCATCGGCAATTTTCAAGTCCTTGGCAATTTGGTCATTCAACTTACTTGAGTGCAAATCGCACATTGAACTGTAGAAGCTATCCACAACTTCATTGAACTTCTGAACCGTCGGCGAGGTATTTACGGAGCGGCCGTTCAGTAAGTTAATGTACTCGTGAATCGCCGTCCGAACCTCAGGAGAGGTGCCAGCATTCTCGCCAAGCATCTTGGCATACTGAGCCTCTCGATTGAAGAACGCCCCTTGGTACATCTTGCCCAAACCTTGGCCACGCTTAATTAAGTCGTTGTACAAGGTCGAGGCAATGTCCGGGTCGTATTCAAAGGCCAAGCCAATTGACGTCCTGTCCAAGCGCCCGCTGTTATACTTCAACTTACTGTACTCTCCAGCAGCATTAACCCAACCGAGCCACTCTTCATCGGGGTCAATTAAGTGGTCACGCTGGACGTCGGCCCGAGATTTCACCTGTAGCTTAGAACCCTTGCCTGCCCACATAGGCGAGTACTGATTGAGAAGTTCAAGTTCCTTAGCAGTGGCCGCTTTCAGCTCCTTGGCCGAATTTGCAGTTACGGTGCTAATTAACTGGTCACCATCATAGATGAAATTAACTTCAGAACCCAGCTTGTTGGCAATGTGGAAAGGCTGCGTATACTGTGCATTGCCACCAAACGCCTTAACGATTTGCTTGCGCCCTCTGTACAGCTCATTGTTAATTGACTTGTACAAGTTAAGGAACTCTTCTGTAGATTCGCTCAACTCCAGAGTTTTGCCCTCAGCAATGTTAGCTAAATCCGGCAGGGCAGTTGTATCTAAGTTGCGGTAGCTATTAGCTTGGTCTGGAGTAAGCAACCCAATCTGCTCAGCTCTGTCTATGGCGATGGCATTTCTGGTAGTAAGCGTCTGGATTTCCTCTCCATTAACCACCTTACTCGTAGTCTTCAAGGTGAAATCGTCGCCAATTTCGAAGCCCATCTTAGTTAGCTTGGCAAACTTATTAAGTTGCACCTTCTCAATTTCGCCCAGTTTTTCACCTACTTGCTTAAGTGGCTGCATCCGGTCAGTAAGATACTTGTACATAGAGTTGTTACTTAACTCTGTAAGCCGATTGACGGCCGCCATCGTAGTATCACCGATGTAGTTGTACATCTTACTGAACAGATTACCCAAAGCGCCGGGCAAGTGGCTGCCCACGATGTCATCAACCTGCCTAACTTGGTCAACCAGAGGATTCTTCGTGAACATATCAGCGAGGCCTCTCAGGGCCGGATTTCCTTGACCGATGTCAATTAACTGTTGGCTAAAGTTTGCGGCATTAGCTTCCGAAATCGCCCGAGCATTTTGCATCTGCTCATACTCATTAAGTTTAGCCGAGTCAACTTCAATGACTAACTTATCCTGAGGGGTCAAGTCAAGCTTGTTCCAGCCAGCATCTCGAAGGCCGCTTGAGTTGACATCTCGATTAAGTTGCCCTTTGTAAAGCCGGCTTACAAACTTGGACTGGTCAGTAACTTCGTAGCCGAATTTTTGCACTTCAGTAACTAAGTCGTCAGCCAGCCCGAGGTCTAATTTACGCAGCAGATAATGCTTCGTAAATCTATCAGCCATAGTCCGGTAAGACTTCGGAGTGGCCAAAACCATCTTGGAGGCAATTTTCGGCTGGTCCTCAATTAACTGTGCAAGTGCATTAGCGACCCACGGATTTTCGGGCGCCATTTTGTCCATAGCCTCAATTATCTTTTTATTCACAAGCTGGCCCTCTTTACTCACTTTACCCAGCTTCTCAGCATTAGCCTTAATTAAGTAAGCATAAGCTTCAGCGGTGTCAAAAGTAGGAGAAGTTACTCGAGGGTCAACAGTCAGTGTGTTAAGCAAACCTTTCTTGCCAACCCTGTACTGGATAAAGCCGGAGGCATCACGAGTAAAAGCACTCTTCTTGGCGTAGTCAATGAACCTCGGCTTGATTTGAGCAGCCGGAGTAACAGTGCCATCTTCGTGAACTACAAAGTAGCTCTTCTGCGGATTTTTCTTAGCAAGGTCATTAACTTGGTCCAAGCTAATTGACTTCAAATTTTGGCCCGCTTTAACCGGCTCATTTTTCAGCAAGGTCTTATAGTCCTTAATGTTGTCAGTAGCAGCTAAGAGCATTGGATTATGGTCAGCTAAGTTACTCAGCACTAAAGCTTCACGCGGATTTTTCGTGAGCTTCCCAAGTAACTGTTTACTCATCTGGTCGTTCATTGACTTCATCCGAGTCAATTCAGCCTTGGCATCAGAAAACAGCTTCGAGTCGATTTTTCCCTTAGCAAGTAAATCAGAAAGGTCAGCCGTAATAACCTGCTCAACTTGGGAAAGCTGCTTACCTGATTCCTTAGCCGCAACAAAAGCAATAGAGTTATTAGGAACTTGTTCCCCGAAGGCGAAATTTGTGGTGGGCTTAATTGAAGCGCGCTGCTTGAACACTGAGTTAGCTTGGCGTGTAAGCTGATTAAGTGTATTCTTGGCTTGCCGCATCGTTGCGATGGTCTCAAAAGCGGTTCCACCAAGCAGCAATCCCCAAGACCACTTAGGCGACTCTTTATATACATTCAGGTATTCATCAACTGCTTTACCATAAGAGTCTTCATAAGAAGCACCTAAGAATGCAAGTTCACCAACTCCAGCTCTAGTTGCGGCCTGAGCAACATTGCGGCTAAGTGGGATAGCTAATTGAGTCGCCACCTCGCCAATCGGTTTAATTCCGATAGAAGCTAATGAACTGGCTTTCTCGTAAGCGGCCCACTGGCTTTTATTCCCATACCAACCTGCTTTAATTCCCATAGCTCGATTGGTAATTCCCATTGCGCCTCCAATTGACGCAAGGTTCCCAAGGAACCGCCCGGCGAAAAGTTGGGCCTCGTTGGGCTCGTCAGACTGACCGGTAATTGCCTCGGTTATAGCTGCGTAACTCTCAGCATCATCGCGGCCATTAAGTCCGATTAAGTCATAGGCTTGGTCAACTATGTTGCGAAGTCCATGGAAATCACCTGATGCGCCGGCCGCTCTGCGGACAGAGTTAATTAAGAAGTCGCCAATGTTAGCAGTTGCTTTGGGCGTGTTCAGAGCCGCCAAGTAGCCGATTCCGGCAATTGACTTAGTAGTTTCAATTGCGCTCATATTTTCAGTTGCCACCTTTACACCAGCGACAGTTTCACCAAGGCCTTCACCGACAGAGTAAGTTGCTTTAGTTGCATCAACAACAGCTTCTCCAACTGCTTTTCCGGCTTTAGCAGCTAATTGAGTTGGCAAGCTAATTGCATCAACTAAAGAGCCAGCGCCCTTAATTAACTTATCCATAAAGCCGCCCTCGGAATCCCCGTGCTGCAAAACCTGCTCACTTTTAATAATATCTTCCTGAACTTTAGCATCAATGACCGGAGCAAGCAGCTCGTCCATTTCAACTTCATCAGGCATAACAGTTTGTGCCAGACCATCAGGTGTCGACTCGTAATTCACAAGTAAGTCTTCAATAGCTGCTTGCTGCTCAGCCTGAAGTTGTGCCTCATTAACTTCGCCAACCTGCTTAGCGGCTCGCTCTTGCTTGGGCATCGCATCGTCAATTATCTCTTCTTTGACAAATTGCAGCTCAAGCAACTCTTCCACTTCAGGCGGCAGAGCTTCATTCATGTTTGCCATCAGATGTACTCCTATTGTTAATGTTCCTAATAGACGCCATTTGTCTATTGCGGTATTGGTTGATAATACTTGCCATAATTGAAAGGTCATTGACAGCAGTCAAGCTCTTAATCCCATAGCTACCCTCAGTGTATTGAACTTGCTTAGAGTCAATAAACATATTAGTAACTTCAGGAGATTCCAGCGCTTCATTAACTATAGCATAAGTTTGCGGCGTGATTATTTTAGCTTTAACATACCTGTCAGCCAAGAGCTTGAGGGCCTGAAGACCCGTAAGCGGATTTTTTAGCTGCCTGTTAATTGCCTCTTGCTTATATAAGCTAACACCATTAAGTAACTTCCCCAAATCAGGGCGCCCTTTTTCGGCTACTTCGCCAAGGCGATTCAGCGTGAAGTCAACGAACTCCTGTTCAATACCCTTGGTAAATTGATTCTTGTTCGAAGCCGCAATCACAGAATCTTCATAGATTTTGTCAAAGTTAATTTGGTTGAGGTAGGCATTCTGAATATCCTTAGAAAAACCGCCCGCATTATTCCTAATCAACATATCTGCCATCAGAACATCAGTAGGACTTTCGCTGTTAAATGCTCTTTTATTCTGCTTAGCAAATACATCAACAACAGTACGGCGTACATGCTCCGGTAACTTGTTAAATTCAGATATTACTCTACCTTGATAACTTAATCTAGCATCACGCAAAATTCGGCCCTCAAGCGTAGCAGCTTCTTCAAACGGTACAGATTCATTTGCGGTTTCGAGAAAGTAATCAGAAGCTATGGGTTTGTTCTGCTGATTTAATACGCCATTACCGTTAATTGCCGCGTCGAATAATCTTTGACCTGCTTTACTTAGGTTGCTTCTAATTTCCTTAAAGCCTTCATCAGCTTCTTTATTAGCTACTGTCCAGCTTTCTTTAAGTACCACAGGGTCACCAACTTTAAGGGCTTCTTCACCAGCATTAGCAGCAGCTTTAGCTGCTACAAACTTAGGTTGCGTTGCATATTCGCCGCCGTTAAATTGACTTGCCAAGTCAATCCGCTGTTTATTAGAATCCTTGTAAATATTGTAGTGCGGTTGCCAAGCTTCAGCTACTTTAGTTCCTCCACCGCCGCCACCGCTTCCTCTACCACTAGCTTTCTGCCCAGCTCTATAGACATCAGTTAAAAGGTCGGCTGTATTAGGTGTTGAAACACTAGAGCTAATTGTCTCCCTTTGGTCCATGAACTGCTTCTGCAAATTTGCGGCCCGCTGCTCATCAAAGGGATTAGCTCCAGTAGCCAGCATCATTCGAGCGGTGTAATTAAGGTCTTTCTGCTCTTTCTGCTTACTTAACTCGTTAAGCTGATTGTCCACCCGAGCAAGGTCTTGCTGATAGGCGATGTCACCGGTGCCCAAAAATGGTAAGATTAACTTGAGTGCCCCTGGAATTTTAGAGCTAATTGAGTTATCATACTCCTTGCGGATTTCATCTTTGCGGTTAAGTAACTGCAAAGCCGTTTCACTAGTGTCAATGTCATCTTGGAGCTTGGCTCTATTAAGTGCTTCTTGATGCGTGTTGTTAATTGAGTTGGCTTGGTCAATGTACTCCTGGGCTAAAGCGGTACCTACTGGAGATTGGGCAGCATCAAGTTCCTTAAAGGTGTTTTGCGGCTTGGAGCTACTCCACGAATAAGGAACTTTCTCATGCTCAACAATGTAATTAACCAAGGCCTCTTCCGTCAACGGATTTAATTTACTATTATTTTCGGCCATAACTTAATCTCCTTCAAATTAGAAAAGGCCCTTTGGGCCAAATTGACCCCCAATGCTACTAGATAATTGGTAACCGCTTTTACTGGTGGAGCTAGTTCCTTGCGATTTAGTTTCAGCACCTTTCAATATGCCAAGCAGGCTATTGAGTGCTTCCAAGCTAATTGCTTCATCTTGCGCCAAGGAGTTAAGTAACACCTGGCTCGCATTAAGTTGCTGGTTGCCGGCTTGGGCCTCGAGTTCAGCACGTTTACCTGCTAATTGAGTTGCAGCATTGGTAACGGCCTCATCATAGAAAGCCTGCACAAGCGAGTTGTCAGCAGCACCAACAGACCTAGCTAAGTCCTGATAGCTCTGGCCGAGCGCTTCATCTGACTGTTGCTTAGCAGCCGCCATAATAGCATCTACATCGATATTGCCATCTTCGGCAAGTTGACCCAAAGTGTCATAAGCTCCGGTGGCCCGAGGGTCTTCGGTGTTAATTAGGTCGCTATAAGCATCAAGGTTATCCAAGGCCGCTTCGTTGAGGGCGTCAAGTAGCTCGGACCTAAATTGCGTAGTGTATGAACTTTCCTGCGTCTTAGACTTCTCTTTAGAATAAGAGCCAGAAAGATTACTGGTTAATCCGGTCATACCAAACATTTAATTATCTCCTTTCATCTTAATTAACTTTCTTCAAAATTGGCCGCTCGTTGCACAAGCCATAGGCGCGTTCTAGAAATGCCGTCCATTGAACGAGGTCGCCATTGGTCTTAATTGATGGCCGAACGAGCTGGGTGCATTGAACTTTCTGCACAATTACCCGCTCAGTCGAGCAAGCACTCAGCAGGCACAGGGCTGCTATAATAATCAGCGCAACTGCTATTGCTGCTATTAATTTCATTAAAGCGCTTATTAACTTCAACAGAAGCTTGAGTAATTTTATCATCTGTTTGCTCCTTAACTTTTATAAGTTCATTAACTTCAGTTTTCGCCCTAGCGTATCCAGCTGCTTCGCGGCGTTCTGCATACCAAATTGACATCATCAAGCCAATTAGCAGCAGGGCCAAAAAAGCGCCTAGGAGCTTAATGTTTCCCATCGCACTTGTCCTTTTCTGATATCTTAATGTGGTCAGTACCAGCGTCAAATGAGATGCTTACGTCTTTATACTTAATTGAGTACAGCTTAGAAAGCGCCTGACTTATATGTTCACCAAGCAGAAAGAGCCCAGAAACGCACGAGGCCCAAATTATGATATAGGCAATCAATTTAGTTTCCATGTGTGACTCGTGTAAAGTAACTAGGTACACAACAGTGGCGCACGGAATTACTGTAATTATCCACTTCCTTGAGATGAACCTAAAAGCCAGCTCTCGCTTGTTGCATTGCATCTTAAGTAACCACGAGGTGATAAACGGCACGAATGTACTCAGCAAGATAATTGCTATCAATGCTAAGCAGGGCATTATTTCAAAGTCTATCGGCATTGTAAATTCCTTTCTTAATTAGCTTCTCTCATAATAATTGTACCAATAATTCGCGTAAATGTCAACTTGCCACTTCAGCTACACTATAGCAGTTAATGCGATGCAGAACCAAATTAGGCCGCCCCAAACCCACTCACCTAAGTTCCATGCGTTTTTGCCCGCATCACAATTAAGCGCTTGGCAAATCAAAGTGGCAATTAGGTATGCAGGGCCCATTAACAGCCCAGACAGCATTAGGGGTATGGAGTATAAGGGTAAGCCAATTAAGAATGTCCAGACAAGGCCACGAAGGCACAAGCCGCAAAATCCATAAACTCTCGGTGAACTTATGTTCTTAATTAACTCATCTATAGCAGGGCACTCTTCACGAGAGCTTTGCTGCCCCGTAGTCAATTCACCTATATAGGTTCCCCAGCCACAAATCTGCTGACCGAGGTACATAGTAAGGCAATTAAGTACTGCATAAGTAATTGGGCTTACAGCTTCGGGGCAGTAACTCGAGGCAAAATTCGCCATAGTCAAGCCATACGTGAGTGGCTGCCAGAGTTTATTAAGTGGCAACTCGCCTAACCCAGGTAGCTCAAGGCCGCCCCGAATCCGGTTAACTAAAGCCCCGTATAGGGTTAGAATGATAATTGAGCATATAATGTTAATCATCTTTAATCCTCCTTAATCTTTCTTCATTAACTTATCTCTATGAATGCGGCAAATCTTCGAATTCAAGGCAATCTTGTTCTCAGCCATATTTCGGCTCATCTGCTCATTAGGATTGTTAATTTGCACGAAGTAAACATAATTGCGGAAGAAGCCAATAACAGCCCATTTACTTGAACCGCCAAAAATCGGCTTAAATTCCTTATATACATTACTACCAGGAATTCCGGAGTAGGCAAATTGAATCAACCTAATTGAGTAATCCGCTCTCTGCACAAGTAGGTAATTAGCCATTGAATGCAATGAAATAACTTTATTATAATTGTCCGCTACAGCTATACCTGTATTAGTAAAGCTAAGCCTGTTGTTTGGTATAGCATTTCCAGGTTGAGGCTGAAAATTGTAATCTAAGCTAAGTAACGTATGTGGCGCATAGGTGGTGTTAGTTCTTAGTACTGCTAAGAATATATCATAAGGTGCTGAATTATTCATTGCCCAAGGGGCGTAAATTGAGATTTTCTGTTCATTAGTAGCATCCCAAAAAGTCTGATTAGTTGACATGACCCCGTCAACGTTCTGCTCAGATGTTTGCGCACTCCAACATACTTTAGCATAGTGAAATGAATCACCGTAAAAACTCGCCAATTGACTATACGTAAACATATCAACCATAACACAAAATGCACCATTTAAGCCATTAACATAATGATAAGAGCAGCTCCATGGAGTTGCTTCATCAAATTTCGACGCACTTCCTTGATGTAGATATAACTTAATTGCTGTTTCTTGCGATACCCAACTTCCTCCAGTCGAATAAGAACCACCAGATTTAAGCCCATGATGCTCTTTTAATTGAGATTCTGCTCCAGGAGCTCCATTAAGTCTGTTTGCAATAACACCTATCATTGACGCGTTGTTTCTAAATGGGCCGTAAATTTGGCTAGCGCCGCTAAACGCAGAAATGCCCCTTAAGTATGCCCTCTTCATTAAGACCCACTGCTCAGGGTTACTTGAAGAATCTCTGGCGGTCCGCAAGTTAATTTGGTTTAAGCCTGAATCAGCATAATAAGTAGATGCATACCAATGTTTTTGCGCCGGTTCATAAACAGGGCCAAACATTTCTGGCGTATTATCCTTAATAGTTACGGGACTTTGGCTTGAAGCGAAAGTTAATTGACTATCAAGATAATTAAAGTTACTTATCATTTCGGCACTGTCAATAGCTTCCTCGTCATTACTTGAATTAGCCGTAAATCCAGAACCTTTGAACCTAATCATGTTTCTAAATTGAACCAGCCCAGCTGGCAGTATTTCATTTAGAGCACCACTCAAGTAATAATTCTGTCTACAATTATATGTATTTTGCCCAGTACTTAGGAATCTTCCACGAAGCCTATCCTCATACATTTGCATATAAGGATTGTAAATTGACCGCCCTGCGTGGTCAGCATTATATTCACTTGGCATCTGAGGTTCATCTGGGTAAGTCAAAGTAAGCCCATTGAACCATTCAAGAGGGGCTAAATTCGAGGCCCCTTTTCCAAGGGGCCTTAATGAAGTTCTTATCACCATTAACTTATTCCTCCTAATTTACGCCGTGGTGTCATATTCGGCTTCGATGTTAGCTATCCATTGAGGCTCGTAGCCCGGAAGCGCCGCTGTCGAATTATACCTAAATGAACGCCGCAAGGCAATTAACTTATATGGAGCACTCGACTCTTGGAATGTGCCCTCAGAGCTGTCAATCCAGTAAGGTGTAACAGCTGAGCCGTTAATTGTAAATTCGACGCCGGTTACCAGCGAGCCGTAGCTTGAGTCAGAGCAGTCAATTAACAGCTCAAAGGTAATTACCGCATCATCCGGAATGCCAGCCGGAACTGTGATAGCAACAGGCAATTTAGCGCTGCCGGCCATATGAGTTACTCTAATTGTATAGTGCTTAATCTGGTTATCAAGTGTAACCGCAGCATTATCCGCAGCACTAATTTGAGAGTTCCTTGACATCACTTTCTCAGTTGCGGCGCAGAGCATCTTGGCATTAAATGGCATACCCTCCGTCCAGCCAGCTAATGCTACAGCGAGAGAACCATTATCGTCAATCAAGGGCCAACCAGATGAATTAGATAAAGTATATTTAGCATAAGTATTATTAACTTTAGGCTCTATTGTAACTTGACCGATAAATGTACTTCCGATTCCGATTGAACCATCAGCAACAGCAATGTAAGGTGCTGAATACTGAGAAACATAGTAAGCTTGATTAGTAGCGTAATCTCGTGAAGCCATTTGCCAAGAATCGTACTGTATATTACTTGAGATTATAGACTTAATCCTATACATATATAATCCACTATCAGCTAACGTACCTGGAGGGAGCATTACTTGAGAACCTTTCACAAAAAACCACCCGCCAACTACCGGAGTTAATCCAGAGAATACTGCAGAAAACTCCTCAACTGTGTTTGGCACTTGCGACACTGAATCAAGCACCCCATAAACAAGTTGGTTAATTGTGATATTCTGCGAATTACTGACTTCGGCAACATTGGCCATCTGACAGATTGTTAAGTCAGCTGAGCACACAATGAATTGGTCAATGTAGATTGCGCGGCTGCTTAACTGGCTTAGGTTCCAATTAAGGTCTTTCAAGCCAAGCTCCGCTTCTTGCACAGAGGTAAACAGCTGGCTTTCGTCCGAAACTTGCTGAAGCAACAGGAGGATTTGGCCAGTTTCAATTAACACCAACCTGAAGACCACAAATTTACTCATGCCGTTACTTGAAGCCAACAGAGTTTTCGCGCTCGTTATCGTATTGTAGTAGTAAGGCTGAATGTTAGGTTGAGCCGTTTCACCGTCATGGTCATAATTAGGGTAGTAATATTTGAAGTTAATTGACGACATAGCCGGAAACAGCTTCCGGTCAGGCCGCTGCGAATTACCGGCGTAATTGATACCTTCCTTAATTAAGTCGAAACTTTGGCAGCTCAAGCCCTTGGCCGAATCTGAGGAAGTTACTTGAGCGGCGAAGTTAACTACCATTATAGGGTGGTCGCGCCCAAATGTACTTGAATCAGCCAAAAACGGCCGCACTGAAAGCTCCGAGGCCGTTAAGTCGCCATCTGCATTAACATAGATGTTGCACAGGGCTAAGTAGATGTCATAATCTGATGTACTTATTTCCCCAATGCCGCTTTCATTAAGCCCAACATAAACAACTTGGCCTGCATATTCCGGCCCGATTGTAACAGTTTCTTCCTGATGTTGTACCAAGTCCATGCCGTTAAACCACTGGAAGGACTTAAGTAAGATGGTATTAGTCGAGCTGACCGTGGCAATATCGGCTGTATAGGGTTTAGTCAACCCAATTAACAAGTCCTTCTTTTTCGGCAACGTAGCTGCATTTGCACCAGACTCTGCAGTAACAGCCGACAGCTCGTCTTCAAGTTCCTGAAGTTCGTCTGCTACTTTACTCCTAACAGCATCGGCCGCCACGTTATTCATATCAGCACGAGCCAAGTCAATCCGGGCATTGTTCAAATAAACGCTAAGCGTCTGACCGGTTTCGGTGCTGATTTCACGGTCATTGTAGTCAACACCTTCTCCAGTAACATTAGCAATTCGTAAAACGCCTTTGCTCATTTTCTATCCTTTCGTCAATTAAGTTTAATAAATCCGCATACGCATGAAGTTGCTGAAGCTACTCTGGTTATAGCCCCAAACCACACAATTATCTCTGTAGGCCAAACCATTCTTATTGAACCGCACGCGGTAATTAGCAGGAATGATGAATTGGCCGCTCGAGCAACCCGAGCTGCTTCCGGTGAAGTGGCCGTAAAACAGGTGGTTCTCTAATTGAGTGCCATTTGGGGCAGAGATAATTATGTGGGCTGTCGAGCCACCTGGCCCTGCGGCAGTAGCGCTAATGAAGACTGGCTGACTCCACGACTTATTACTGGTAAACAATGTTCCGTTGTACAATTCAGAGGAATAGTTCGGGGCGCCATTTGACGAGGTCGACCTAATTAACGGCCGAACACAAGTTGAGGCTCCTTTATCCCAAATAAAGTAACTTCCTTTTACAGTTCCATTAGATGTTGCGCTACGAGTCCTAGTAGCTATTCCTTTAGTGCCACCTGAATCTAAGTAAAGCTGCATCTGAGCTTTAAGTGGGTTCATCATAGCGGTCAAGGTCGTGGTGCCGCCATCGCAGGTTACAACTCCATTGCCTTCCAAGTACTTAAGCGACTCGAAAGCAGTCCACATAGGCTGCTGAGAATTTCCGGTTGAGTAATCTCCCTGGAAAGTATCTTTGAAGCAAGCGGCAGTGTAATCACCTATGTAGACGGAGCCAGCACCGGTAATGAAGTCAGTGCCGCTGATGGTTCCATCAACAATGAGCTTGCAGCCAGCTTCAATTGTCAAGGTGTACGCACTAGAGCCAATTAAGTTGAAACAGTGCAAAACGGCTCCATTTGACAGCGTAACATTGCTGACCATATTGAATGTGGCGTAAGGTGCTTCGACGCGTTTTCCGGAGAAGCTACTTAAGTTGGCATTTGAAGCATCTTGGCAAAAAATGAACCCACTTGAGTCCACTGCGGCGGCGCCGCCAAGTGACACCTTTGCTAATTGAGGGTTATTTCCGGACAGCACATCGTTGCCGCCCTCGCTGATGAAAGTTCCTTCGTAGGTGTTTAAGGCCAACTTAGTTACAGGAATATTCTCAAGCTGATTGATAATATCAGATGAAGCTACATTGCTGAAATCGGCCCTCGCAAGCCAATGGCCACCAGGGGTAGCACCATCGTGAATTGCCACTGTCCAGTTTCGAGTGTCAACGAAGAACTCTCGAGGGTTATAAACTGCATTAATTTCTTCCAAGTTACCGGAGCCCAACTGTGAAATTCGGCCTTGGTAATCACTGCTAGGTAATCTATCTGTCATAAATAAGACCTCCCTTAAATAAGTTAAATTGTATTCCTGTTATCTCACAAAAGCCTTTTACAGCATAATTGAGCATATGGTAAACGCCAGTATTGTAGATGTTGCCTACAAGACGACGCCCAACGAAGTATTTGTCCTCAATTAACACCTTGTGATGCGGCAAGTTTCCGTAGGCGTCAGTTGAAGATGTCAAGGTAATTGACACATCATACCCCATTGAGATGTTCTGGTTCCACTCGAAGTCAGGCTCTTGAGTGACAGCGCAGTCAAGCTGGGGCGCCTGAAGCTGGCAGTCCCAAATGAACTCATTTCTGCTACTTGACATGTTGGTGTCCACTCGGGTTATCACTGTAGTGCACTCGATGGGGATTTCTGGTGCGAAGCTAATTGAGTTAAACTCAAAAAACGCGTCCACTTTGTCGATCCGCTTTGCCTGCTGATACACAGCTGACTCAAAGCCGCAACTTAATTCAAAGCCGCTGCTCCACGTATTGTCATAGTCATTCAAGTCAACGTCAAAGATGCTGTCATTCAGGTCTTCATTGAGCAAGCTGCTATTCAGGTCTTCATCGAACACGGCAGGTAATGGCAGCTCCAGCTCATTGAACTCAGGTTCGAGTGCATCGACTAAATGCGTTATGACGGCATCAGCGAGCGGCAATTCTGAATAGAGGTTAATTGAGGCACACATCGTATCAGGCTGCTCTGCGGACAAGCTTCCAATTGACTCGACGTGCAACCTGTTGCCATAGTAACTTATTTCATTAAATTCCGTATTACAAGCACTGCGGTACTCGAAGTTCCAGAAGTGCTGGAAGTTAATGAAGTTAAACCCACGAACAGCAGTTAATGTGTGCTGCACCTTGAAAACGCGCCCGAGTAGCAGGTCAATGCCAAGTATGTTGCCATAGTAGTTGACGACAAGGTAGCGAGTTTCCAACAAGTCTAGGTATTCGATGTCGATGCCGATTGAGTTGAAATAGTCAATTAATATCTCATTTACGACCTTGAACCCACCGGAACCCAGAGAGCCCAAATCCTCGTAGCTGTAAAGGTTCTTGTCTGAGTCAATGAAGTATACAATGCCAAAGGTGCTAGTTAAGCAGCAATCTCGATTGAGAATCCGATGCTTACTAACTTCCTTGAAATTGTAAACCAAAGCCGTGTTTAGCTCAGTGGCGCTAATTACGTTGTCCGATGTGAACACCAGAAAGCCGTTTTTCTTCTTCGCCAAGGCAATTCCCTTACCAGTGCTAAGTGAGTCCAAACTCTGAAAGCCGGCTCCGGTAGTTGTACTCGGCTGGAAGTCATCTCCATTGCCGACAGCACTCCAAGCTATGACGTCATCACTCAAGGCAATTAACCTGTTATTCGTCGCGCAGACGAACTTAGCACTCTGAGGGAAACCCTTGGGGCTAATTTGGGTGATAGAGTTAATTAAATGGTCATACTTAAACAGCACTTGGTCGCACAAGATGTAGTAATAAGAGCCAATGTAGTCCACGCTGACATTTTCGGCATCGCTGCTGAGCATCAACAACACCGTCCCATCATCCGTGGCAGCGGAGTACCTGTAAATGTACTTGTTTGTGATAATTAACTTCCCAGCATCGTCCTGTAAATCAACTACCTTTTTCAGCTCGACATTCCTTGAGTACGGCATAAAAAACAGCGGCTTGTAGCCAAGACCGGTCGAGTAGCCATTGTATGTCGGGATAATGTTCGAGCCGTCTGTTATGTTAAGTTGATTGCCTTCGACTCTATCATAGGTTATATTAGGATTGAATATCAATAAGTTCTTATTAACTATTGAAACCATATTGCGGCCTCCTCAAGTTACAAGCAGTAGAACTTATAGTATCCTGTAAAGTCTACCGTCTTTGTGATTACATTAGCTAATTTAGCACTGACGCTAAGTAAGTTGCCCTCCTGGTCAACCATATAGTAACAGTTGTACTGGCAGTCGCCGCCGGAAACTGCGAAAGTTAATTGACGGGTCTTTATGGACCACGCCAGCGACTCGTCTTGAAGCACGTCCCAATCTGAGGTGGAAGGTACTGTAAGGGTTACAGGGGTGTAGTTAGTTGACTCGACAATGTCACTTAACTCCGTGGTCTTGTCAAAGGCCTCGGATATTTGGCCTAACTTAATTGTAACCGATGTTATAGCTCGCTGTCCCTTAAACATCGCTTTAAGCACTTCTCCCTCAAGCGTGCCACTTACCATATTAGGCGCCGTTGCACCCTCAAAAACATAAGTACCTCCAAACAGTTTCTTACGGCCGCCTTTCTTGCTGCCACACTTACTTTTCTCTGCTGAAAATTCCATCTCAATTAACCTCCATTCTGATTAACGCCTGCAGCTTCTTCGAGGGCTCGAAGCCGCTCTTCGATTATCTGCAAGTTATAATTAAGTTGCTCTATTAAATCATTGCTCTCTTCCTCATAGAGAGGTAATTGGAGCGTTTTTACGGCACTCATCTCAATTACCTCCCCTCTAATACCCAAAGTTAGCATAGCGCTCATTCTGGACAAGTACAGCAAATAGCTGGTTGAACTCAGCAAATTCACGCTTGAAGCGTTCTGAGTCGTCAAGTAAACCATACAACTTACTTAGCGTTCCAGAAATTACCACATCCTTGTAATCTCTGAGAAGCCAGTTTCCATAGGCCGCCAATTCTTCTTCGCGTTCATTAACTTCTTCCAAGTCAAGCGCCTTCCATTCGTCACTTTGGGCATCTTCTCTAACTAGCCACTCATTAGATGACCAGTCGTATTTGATAAGTCGCTCAGCTTCTGGTATATATTCGAACTTCTTTGGGAAGCTATAATATGTTATTTCAATTGACGTCGGCTCTTCATTAACAGGTAAGCCGTAAATTTCACCTAGAACATTCTGCCCACTACCGAAGACAAAGACATACTTCTCGCCCACTTTGTACCAGTAGTTGTTAAGTGAGTTCTGCCCAACACTAGGCTGATTGTTTGGCGGGTATAATCCAAGCGGCTTGTAGCAGACAGAGTTAATTAACCTTACATCTGGATTACGCCTCCACACCCACTTTGAGGCACTTTGAAGTTCCAAGTTAGGCGTGTCAGGTGTCAATTCAAACTGCTTCAAATCACTTTGGAAATACTGCTTACTGTGAATCCTTGAGATAATGCCCTGAGCCAACTTAACAACGATGTCGCGCATATCAATTCTATTTGACAGCTCACAAACATCATCTACAATTTGACTAAACATCTCAATTACCTTTCATACGAAAAAAAGCCCCAAGGCGTTTCTGCCTCAGGGCTTTTAATTACCTTTGTTACTTAACAGACGGCAACGGATTCGAGCCCTTAACTAAGTTATTAAAGTTAAACGACTGCGCCGAGCCCACATTGCCAGTGCCAAGTTCATTGCCATCATTCTGTCCATTGGCCGCTTCTGCATTTGCTTGCTGCTTTTCTTCTTCGGACTTAATTGCCTCAACAGAAGCAAATTTAGACAGCTCCTTGGAAAACGGCTTGACTTCTTCGTCTGATTCCAGCTCAATGAAGCCGATACCATTTTCCAACTTAATGTGGCCTTTGGAAGTAATGAGGCTACGCAGGTTCTTATTATAGACCCTAATTACACACTGCATAATCGTTACTCCAGATAGATGTTACTGAGAACGCCTCCGGTATTTTCATCTGCATACTCAAGAGTGAGTTCAGAGGTAATTACGTTGGCCTGACCGTCCATACCTACCGGAGTCGCATCCTTGATTTCGGCGTCGGTCATATAACCAATCTTAATCAAGCCCGGATGGTAAATCAGCATCGACTTACTAAGCGACTCAGTCTGACTGAACAGCGGGTGAGCAAGAATCTTAACTTCCTGCATTCCCGGCAACTGAAGTGCGTACACGTCGAGGCCGTATACTTTAGTCGCAGTCCCAATCGGGTAATACGAGCTGCCGGCATCTCTAATGAGCTTGTTGAGAATATAAAGTACATTGAGAGAGGTCATAACGACACGTTCATTAGGAACGCCCTCGGGGCAGGTCTCGAAGTTACTGTACATCCATTCCTGAATTGAGTCCAAAGTTGCGGCCGCAACCAATGCAGTGTTATTCTTAACAATGCTCATCAAGCCGTCCATCGTGCTCAGCACTTCGGAGCCATCAACCTGATTGAGAGATTTGCGGCCAAGCAGCAGGGCCATTTCGATGTCCTGCGCGTGCATTGACACGGCATCTTCTTTGTTCTCCGTTGCCTTGTTTCCAGTGATGAGCTTAATGTGCTCAGCCGTGCGAGTCGTGCCCCAGCCATTGCGGAAAATCTGGCTATAGTTCATACGGGGAACGCCACGACGGTACTTAGGATTCGGCGCCAACGAACCCTCTTTTTTGGCAGTACCCAAGTAAAGCAGTTCGTCATTCTGAGTTACTGCGGCGGCCGTCGATTCAGCAAAGCCACGAACGACAGTCAGGGTGTTACCGGACACGGCACTAACAAACATATATTCATTAGTCTTAGTGTTCATAATCACCGAAGACGGTTCAACCACAGCACCTTTGTCCACAGTGATGGAAGTTGCCGAGTTGTTTGCTGCCGCCGAGGCAATTAACTTCGAGCTATACGGCTGCTTCATGAACCAGTAGTGGATTTTCGAAGTCAGCTGAAACTGAGCGGAACCCGAACTCAATGAGAATATCGGGGCAGTACCGGCCAGCTGGGACCGGAACAATTTACTATTGAAGCTATCAAGCCGCTCGGCATTGATACCTCCTTGAGATGAAAAGATTCCTGGAATCATCTATTTACTCCTTTGTTAAATTTACTTACTAATCAACAAGTTACCGAAGAGGCCGTCAAGGTCTTTACGATGCTTGTCAGCCGCTTTTTCATCAGCGCTTTTGCTTGAGAGCTTGTTACTGAAGTCCTGCAAAAATGTCTTAGTTGCTTCAGTTGCCTCGTCAAGCGACTTACCCTGCTGCAAAAACCCTTTCATTACCTGAGTGATAATCGGGGCGGCACTTGGGTCTTTCATCAATGGAATCTCCCGAGTGGCCTTGTCTAATTGACTCCTACTTGAAACGGCCGCCTGAATCTTGTTGCTGACATTGCTGTCGTAAGCATTGAGGCGGTTTTCAATGGCTTTGTCAATTACACTAGTTGCATCATACAGAGCTTTGCCGTAAGCACGCTGTGCTACAGAGTTAATGAAGTTTCCCAACTTACTTGGGTCTTGCATCAGCTCAGCGGCATCGTATTCAACGCCGTCAAGGAAGTTCTGCTTCGCTACATACTGCTTGAATACATCACCTGAGTTTACTTGCTGGCCCTGCTGAGCACTCTGTTGTGCACCTTGTGCACCCTGTGCCGCTTGCTGACTTGCTTGAGCCGGCGGCACCTGCTTGAACGGATTAAGCTCTTCCGGCGCTTCGGGTTGACTTGACGTAAAGACTTGCTTGAGTCTGGCCAAAAACCCGGCATCATCGTTTACTTGTTCGTTTTCAGTTTCCATTTATTTTACTCCTTTATTCTAAATGTTTTGACTGTTTTGGTCAACAGGTATTTCTTGCTGCTGTTGCTGCTGTGCCATAGCCTGCTGAAGTAACTGGTAAGCTAAGTTCCTCTGCTGTATTGGCAATGAGTCAATCGGCGACTCTTTCTTGAACATACTGAAGTCAATTTGATGCCCTGTCAAGCTGCTCTGGTAATCGAACAACTTAGTTAAGTCATACTCCTGGGCGACTTGCGGCAACTGGATTAACTTGTTAATGAATGTATCCATCTGCTGAGCTTTTATATCTCTATCGACTCCGGTCATTGCGGTGGTAATTGAGTACATAACACCGCGGCCGCTGAACTCGCCTACGGCGGTTGGAACGTCGTTGCCTTGAGCATCTTTGACCATCAGAGTAGCTTCGTGGTCGAAAATCGTCTGGATGTGAATTGACTTCAAGGGCGTAATTAACATCGCCTGAATTTGGCGCGCCATTAACTTCGTAGCCTTACCCGACGTCTCAAGTGCCTTTTTGGCCTGCCACTCAGTTGCTCTGTCGAGGCTGCTCATTAAGCTAGCTTGGTCAGTCGGCATAATAATCTGCATTATGTTCTTCATCTGGTTGATGTCACTTAAGATGTGCTGCGTATCCGGCGCATCATTGAAGTGCATAATTGCAGAGCCAAGTGACTCATTAGGCTCAGACGACACCGGAATCCACGGGCACTCTTCATCAGCTTCCTTAGCTTTAGTGATTTCATTGAGTGATATGCGATTGCGGTCATAGAAATTGAGGCCGTAAACTTTCTTCCGGTCGCCTTTTTGCTTCGTGTTAATTAAGAAGTTTATAAAGCATTGAACTGGAGTAAGGTTTTCGGCCGGAGCAACTCCGGGGAATATCGGGGCTACGACTACGGGGATGACTCCATTGGAACTGACTTCTGCATTAACTAGCGTCTGTCCGATGTAAGTCAATTTAAGCAGCGTCTTAGTAAGCGGCTCGAGCCCGGGGAGTTCAAAGCCAAGTAACTCAGGGCAGACTCGTACATAGACAGTTGTCTTGTTAATGAAGTTCTCTCTTGTAATGTCGCTATCACGTTCAGTGTCGTGTGGCAAGGGGTTGAAGTCAAGTATGTATTTGAAGTCCCTTGGGTTGTTCATCGAAAAAACGGCGCGATAGCCGGCTGTTCTGCTACACTCAAGTAACTCAGAAAGTTCCTTGTCACCAACTTCGGGGTGCAGCGCTTGATTGAGTATGTCTGTTTTGGCGATGCTCTCGACGTAGGCGCAAAAATCGCCACATTCGCTAAATGAGCGCATATCAGTTAATTTACTGAAGTACAGGCAGCCAGGGTTAATTAACTTCAGATTCACGCCGAACGCCGGATTCTCCGTGACGCCCTCGACGTTGAATTGGTTAATTGAGTCCTTATCCCAACGAGCTTCCACTGCAGCAATGCCATAATGAAGTATGCACTTGAACGCCTGAAGTAACACGTTGAAATGGTCAAACCTTGTGAAGTCCTGACTCATGCGCTCCGCCACCGCTGCGACGTATTTCTGGTTATTTGGGTTGCCAAAGGCTGTATAGCTGTCATTGGAACTTATAAGTAAATTGACGAGGTCAGAAGCGGCCTCATTAAGTTGGGTTGCAGCAAGCGGCAGCTTAATTTCATTGCGATTTTTCATCTTGCTTAATGCGTAACGGGTAATGCGGCTTACAAGCTCTTGTATGTTGCCGAGGCCCAAAGAGCCGCTCCGAGTTACTCCGTCATAACGGTCAATTACCCCGCTTCGGCCATACAAGTCAATTAACACTCTGTCGCAAAGGTGCACTAGGTCGTTGGTCGAGTCGCTGCACATACCTACGAAGTGACTACAGTAACTTCGCAACTCCCTTGACTCGCTATAAGCCTTAAAGTTTTCTACTGGTGTAAACATATTAGGTACCTTTCTGTTTATAAACTACTTGCTGCCGCGATTCGCTGTAACAACTCACTTGAGTATCCGGACTTACTTAACTTCCGATTTTTGGCCTGTTTGATTTTCTCAAGGTGCATCTCAAGCATCTGGCAGCCATAAGCCTCTACGTCAATTAAGTCATCTGAATTGTCTTTGCGCGTCGGGTCAAAGGCAAGTAGCTGAGTAATGGTTAAATTATCATTATCACTTAAATGATATACGCCTTGGTAAAGTAAGTCAACAAAAGATTTTATTCTAGATGCTTTACTCTTCTTGAGCGTTTTTAGCGGGACGTAGTCAATTAAACCGCTACTATCATTCACTGAGTCCATGTACTCAAACATTGATTTCAAAGATGCTTGGTACGCTTCGGCCTCGAAGCCCACAATTGAGACATTCCACTTACTGCACATATCCTGCATCGCGGCGTACAAAGCAACTGGCGATTCTCCATAAGCTACCCTTGAGTCGACTATCTGCCAATGGGGAGCTGGAGTTTCGTAGTAACAATGAACTGCCATTGTCTGTGCATGGCCCCAGGCCGCTTGGCTGATTGCCGGGTCAATTGTGATGAATCCATATTCGTGCTCACTTGACTCTGGGTCGACTTTAGGGCTTCGGGTGATTCGTTGCAAGTCAATTGACAGCGTGTTTGCGGCCACGGGGTCATTTAGCATTTCGGCACACCACTGCCCAGCTAAGCCCTTACTGGCATACTCATTATATTCAGCTATGAGGTCAGCGAAGCTGTTAAGCTCTGGCCACAAAGGCGTACCGTCTTGCTTGAGAGCACTCAACTTAATTGACGCCCATTTCGGGCTCGCACAATTCTCGTTGACGATGCTGTTCTTGTTCACGATGTTGCCCAACATAATTAACCGGCCCTGTGGACTCAGCGCCTTAATGCAGTCAGAGAAGAACCAGCGCTTGAGCTTGTCAAAGAGGACTTCGGATTCATTCTCTTGGCGGTCTTCGAGGTCGTCAACTAACAGCACGTCAATTCGGCGGTTATTAACATTGTAGCCTCGAATCTGGCTGTTTGCACCAAAGCTGCTCATATTGAATGTGTGTCCATTGAGCTGAAAACTGTATTCACCTCGGTCGAGCTGCTCCTTAATGAACTTGGGTACTCCAAAAGCCGCCATCATAGATTCAGAGCAAATTAAGTTCCGAATGTCCATTAACGCCTTTGTGGCAAGCGGGCTACTGTGGCTCAGGTACCCAATGTTCATATCTGAAGTGGCACCGTGAATTAACCTGCTAACAGCTATTTTGGCGATTGTCGTCTTAGCGTGAGAGCGTGGGCAAGCAACACAGACCCTCTTAATTGACTCATCAATAAAAAGCCGGAACATTTGCAAGTGGAACGCCGGCGTGGGCAAGAGGTCATCACCTGCTTGAGCCCCTAAAGCAAATTGAATGTAAGCGGCCTCGCTGCCAAGCAGCGTCTGCCGCAATTCTTGTGCATTAACTTCGTATAACATGTTCGCTCCCTTTGCTCACTGCGTTCGCATATCTTGTTCATTTAATGTTCCGGCTATTCCGCCAGCTATTTCACTAGCTGCTCTAGCCTCGTCTGGATTCATCTGGATTCTCCGGCTGTTCCAGCTGCTCCGGTGCTGCTTGATGACAAGTCAATTAAGTCATCAACTTGCTTAAGCATCTCAATGCCAGCTGGGCTCGTTGCCTCCGCTTGCTGCACAGGTTCAAAGTAAGCTTCTATCTCAGAACCGCCTCGAGCAAGTCGCTCCATATCCTTAGTGGTGAATACATCGAGGACTTTACTGGCGGCACCTGAGGTGCCCGAGCTACTTGGCACAGCTGGTGCTAATTGAGCTGTCGGCTCCGCCACTGGCCCCGCATTTACCAGTGCATTAACGACCTGCTGATTAAGCTGCAACGTGATAGTCTTGGCTCCTTCAACCAGCTGCTGCATAGCCTGCTGCTTGCCTTTATGCGACCTAATTGCCTTATTTGCGACAGCCGCAGCCTTGAGGGCGAAAACCGGGTCTGGCCGTGAATTAAGTTCCCCGAGGACATTCTTCAAAGCTAGCACTTCTACTTCATCCCACTTACTTGAGGCGTCAGCCGAATTCAGGCGCTCAGCTGCTTCCTGCTGGGCAATTAACTGTTTAAGCTCAGGAACCTCTAGGAGCTCTGCAAGCTGATTAGGTTCAAGGTTCAAGAAGTCGGCCATCATTGCGGTGGGCATTCCAGAGTTAATTAACTGCACCAACTTACTCCGCGCCCCTGAGTTAAGTGATTGCCAAATGCTTCCGCCGGTGCTTTCGCCAGCATTACTGTTTTCATTACTTTCCATCTTTCTTGCCCTTTCTACTATTGGCCTTATTATCCTTGTTGCTTGTGTTACTTAAGATGAACTTTGTGGACTTGTAATTAACATCTTGCAGCAGGGCCCAGCCCCGAGGCGTCCTGTAATAGGGTTCCCTAATTAACTTCTCAAGTTCATGAAGCTTCTGCCAAATTTCGGGCCACCCTTGCTTAATTAACTGAAGCTCCTTGATGTTCCTACTGCGGCAGCACCAACACCCCGGTTTAATTAAGCCTGAAGTGTAAAACCGCCCTATTGCCCAGCCCTTCCTACTTAACCACTCTACGCAATAAGCCTTGCTGCGGCCCTCGGCGATGTTGGGGTTAATTAACTTGAAGTTCCTAAGCACCGGCACTGAAAGACGGCTTCGAGTTAGTTCAGCTGAGCGCTCTGTGGTGCAACCGAAAATTAAGCGCAATTCCAACTGTTCCTGAGTAACTTTCTTCAAGTACTGCTCCTTGAGGTACCGGTTTATGAGTAGCCACTTAATTGACTCACCCCATCTCAATTTACCTCCACACCAGCCGCGGCCCCGCTGCAACCGTTGCACGAAGCCCTGCCACTGGAGATTCTTACTTGCATCTCTGGGTCTGTAGAGTTTTTCGATTGACTTGTGTAGCATCTCATACTCAAGGTGGCCTTGGAGCTCAGTGAACTTAATTAGCTTCTCTTTGCAAATTGCCTTGAGTGCCTCGGCCGCCTGCTCCTGTTCTGGCCACTCGAAGCCCAAATTGACATAGACAAGTTCATCGCCCTGCCCCAGGTCGCCTCGCTCAAGTAACTCACAAAAGGCCATTAGCGCCCCTGCACTCATTTTGGCCAGTAACACACTAGTGGTTTTGCGGCCCTCGGGTTCTTCATTGATTAAAGTCATTGCTTGATTCCTCCTATTTTAGTTAGCTTACCAAATAATTCGGCAGATGTCAACATAGTAGCTGTGTCAAAGTTGATGGCAATTACGTTGCTGGGCAATTAGCCGCTCTGGCAGCTTCTGGTAATTCGAGGCCGCTGACAAGCCGAAGTCAATTAGCTTCTCCGCCAGAAAGCGGCCTCAAAGGTTCATTAGCTTCAAGCGAAGTCCGGTTAAGCCGGTTACTCGAGTTTCGCGGCAAGCCGCTCTGACCACTTTGGAGTTAATTGACTTGTGAAGCTAATTAGCACCCAACTGGAAACCGGCCCTCGAAGCTGCTAACGCAGTTAATGCAGATTCACGTGTCAATTAAGCATCAGCCGTCTGGAAATGCCAATTTTCTTGCGAATTTGCTGAGGGTACATTTATATACGCCGGAGCCCTTCACTTGCCTTTGGGGGTGCGATAGCCCCTTTTGCACAAGGCAAAATTTTTTGGTATTCTAAGCAACTTTTATTTGACAATAAGATTGAATTTTGGTAGAATACCGTATATAAGCAAGGTTGCTTATATATTGTTCAACAAAATTTTTGAGGAGTTACTAAAATGGATAGAGTGATTAAAAGTAAAGCCGCAATCGCAACCATTGCCACGGCGTTAATTAAAGCCGTTCAAGTGAACGGATATGACTATGAACAACAAAAAGTGTTGCTCGATAAATTGTCGATTTGCACACAAGAAGCAATCGACGGCCACGGCGTAGTATTTTACTTTACCGACTATTCGGCAATTGAATTTGACGATTCTGCTAAGTCGTTTTCGGAATTTTACGGCGCACGCCGTGATTTTGCGGAGATTGCTATGCGGATTCAAAATTTTCGCGGTTGCGCCGCCGATTGCCCTGCTTATTTGCGCAACGATGTCTTGGAGTGGTTAAGGGAAAACGACGCCGAATAAATCACAGGCTTGCCGGTAGCCTTTAATTAGACCGGCGCACCTCTAGGTTAAACCGGCGGCAAAGCCGCTTAAATGTAAACTAACTTTTAATTAAAAGGATTTAAGAAAATGGAAAAAGAAGAAATTTTGAACGAATTAAATAAAATCGGCGCTGGTGATTCTGTACACGTTGCCGCCGATGACAACGGCAATTTGACTGCTACTGTCGCAGGCGAAAAAGCTAAAAGCGTCGCTGTTAGGCTAATTGACGGCTTTTCTAACCGTAACTTATCTTGCCGTCTGATTAAAGATAAGCAGGGTAAATTTGACGTCCTGTACACGAATATTCCGGACGTTATGGAAGTCGCTGGACTCAATGACATTTGCCGTGAGTTTGTGGAAAAGTACTTTTTAAGTAACTACATCCGGAAGTTGCTGACCCTGCCTAACCTCAATAACATTGTCGACATACTCACGCCCCAAAACGGCGGGAATGCTCAAGCGAATCCGCTTAGCAAGCCTTTCAATGCACTTGTTAAAGCTCTGGTTGTTTCGCTTAAGGCGAATATGCCGGCGAAAGCTAGCTTGATTAACGAAAAGACCGTTAAAACGTTTTTGGCAGATTTGCAGGCGGCAAATTTAATACTTGGACAAACTCAAGTGAAAGGCAAAAGCGTTGCTGTTGCGGATTATATCAAGGCTTTAATTAAGTGGCATTGTGAAAAAGAGTCGCCTAACGCTGTGAATTTTGCACACGGGGTAACCTTTACGCCTGATGACTACATCGGATACGCCGTTGCCCTGGCTACGAAAGCGGTTGACCGTAAGGTTGAAACAAGTATTGATGAAAATGACCTCGACATTTAATTGCTTGCCGATAAATTGAGGGGCTTTAATTAGCCCCTCTTTTCTTGTTCTATGCTACAACCACTTAATTAAGCAAGCAAACAAACACTACAATCACACACAATCACAACAATCACAACTAACAACCACATTAAGGATTCACTAAAATGACAAACTTAAATACTTTTAGCCAAAACACTACAATTTACTACAATCTAAACGCTTTTCAAAAGCCCCGGCTTAAAACGTTATCTCAATTTACCCTTACTGATTTTTCCGCCCTTGCCGAATACGTTGCTACAAACTGCTATTCTACTAGCTTACCCGATTTACCGCCGGAAAAAACAGCCTTGCTTAACTTGTTTAATACAATCGATTCAATGCAAACAGACAAGGCAATCGACGCCGCCGACAAAATCCGCTCCGGCTATTCTGCCGTTTTGCAGTACTTACCCCGATTGACTATCATCGATTACATTAAGTTACTAGCCGATAGCGCCGCTGCTTGTGCAGTCGATACTCAATTGAGTGAAAACTGGCAAGCCGTCCCGGCTATTCTATTGAACTTAATTGACAACCTAACCACCGAAACGGCTAGCAAGAGCTTGCGAGTCAAGCAATTTGAAGCGGAACAAAGAGCCCGATTACGTGCACGCGCCGAGCTCCGGGCTAGCTTGGCAGAGAAAGAGTTAATTGAGCGGCGTAAACAGCGAGCCAAGCAGGTTCAAGCACAAAAAACTAACTTGAAGATGTTCATTAAAGCGCTATCTGTTACCACCGACGAAGCTAGTTTTTCCCAGAAGGTGCTTAAGATGGCGGACTTAATTGACAACGACTTGGACCTTTAAGCCTGCTTCGCTTCGCTTCAGCTTCGGCTTTACAGCTTACCTAACATCATAAGTTACTTAACATAACAAGTTAATTAACTCCCAAATTTGCACTCAATTTAGACGGAAAATTTTTGTCTAGAATGGGTGCAAATTTTTGTCTAACTTTGAAGTTAATAGGGGGCTGTTTAGTCGGTAATTAAGTTATTTTTTGCTCAAGGTATTCAAAATCCGAGTACATTGATCAACTTTTAACTTAATTACCGACTGGACGTGCGTTACGATTTTTCTTATGAAGTGGTTTTTTGAGCTCAATTAACACTTTTTTCTTGACAGCCTGCGCTCGCTTAACAGCTCGCTTCGGCAAACTCAATTAACTTGCCTTCGTCGCTCGCCCAGTGCTTTACACCGAAACATTTAACTTACTTATCTTCGACCATCTGCTGCCTTGTGGCACCTTAACGACTTAATTAACATCGGCCACAAGGCCACAAGGCCACAAGGCCGCTTAAACAGAGAGGATAACCAAATGCCCATTTCACTAGCTGACTTAATTGCCTCAGCCTCGCTTCAATCGGCTCTGGCAACTTCATTGCCTTCACCAGAAACTTCACCGGCAGCTTTGTCGTCTAACTTAATTGACCCTAACACACCCAGCAGCCTCGGTGCCCTCGGCACCTCACTTGACTCAAGCCAGCAATCGGCGGTGCGCAACATCTGTTCGAGTCAATTAAGTATCCTGACTGGAGCCGCCGGCACCGGAAAAACCTTTACATTAAAAGCTGTTTTACAGCAACTTCTCACTAAGTTCGATGCCTCAAGTATCTTCCTATGCGCGTTTACGGGCAAGGCGGTGCTTAACATCATCAAGTCAATTAAGTCAGACCCTGCCCTAGCACCATTCATTCCCCAGTGCCTTACGCTGCACAAGTGGCTCCAGTTTGTGCCTGAGTCAATTGAGATACCAGACCCAAGTAAGCCCTGCGGATACCGCCTAAGCCGGCGCTTTGTGCCAACCTTTAATGCAGCAAACAAGCGAATTGACACCAAAGTGTTAATCATCGACGAAGTGTCAATGGTATCCAACGAACTTATGCTTCAAACCCTCGCAGCCCTCGACCTGCATAGCTTGCATAAGTTAATTCTCGTGGGCGACATCAACCAGCTTCAGCCAGTCATCGGCAAGACAAGCTTAGCTTACTTCGGGGCGCATTCCGGCTGCTTCCTCAATTATCTTACCACTGTGCACCGGCAAGCTGATGGGAATGACATCGTCCAAGCAGCTCACCTCTTCAAGTCAGCCAACCTGCTTGCCCTGCAACAGGCCATCAAAGCTAAGGAGTTCAAGAACGTTAAGTTCATTGAGGCCGAAAACTACCTTGACCTCTATCGGATTATTGAGTTAATTAACGAGAAATACCACCTGCGCTTCAATGAACAAGAGGACTGCATTATCACCCCGACCAACGTCGGAGCTACTGGACAAGAGATTCTCAATCAGCGGCTTAACAAGTATCTCGGCGTAACTAAGCAAGCAGTGCTTTGCGGCGTGGCAATTAAGTTATTCGGCGTTGGCGACAACGTAATGTTCACGAAGAACAATTACGAGGATGGTTACATTAACGGCACAGTAGGCCGCATAATTGAGATGCAACTTAATGAAGACGTGGTGGCGCCAGCAGGGGCTTCGCCGATGAATCAGGACATTATGCGAAGCGAAGCGCAGCCCAGCGAATTGAGTCCCGATGAACTCGACAACTTAATTGAGCAGTCAGCCCAACAGAGCACCTCGTCAGGGGATTCACAAAACAGCGCCGATGAAGAGGGTTTCTTCTCAAAGAAAGCAAGTCATACTTTAACTATAGAGTTCATTGACATCTATGGCACTTTACGTCAAATCAGCTTGAGCACCATAGGCGAGATAAGTAACTTGCTCCTCGCCAACGCCATCACCTGCTACAAAGCGCAAGGCTCAACGTACAAGCGGTGCATCATCAACTTACTTGACTGGAAAAACGGCAACTCAATTAACAACGAATACGCCTACACCGCCTTGACTCGAGCTTCCGACTTTGCTTGGGTAATTTACAATAAGAGTGGCTTAGCCAAGCTCAAAAACCGCCAGCTGCCCGGCTCTTCGGATAAGGAGAAAATTGAGAATCTTATCTCAAGTAACAGCGACAGCGAAACCGCCCATTACATTGAGGACTTCCTTAACAAGTGGCTTCAAGGAGCGCCTGCGGATTAGCCGAAACAACTACAACTGCAATAACAGCAACTCAACTAACAACTTTATGCCGTAAGGCATAATGGAAGGACATTGAAATGAACAACACAATCCAGCACACTCAGAAAGTACTCCACGTAGAAAGCGGAGCCGAACTTTTGAAGTTAATTAAGTCAGACTCTCAATTAGCACAGGCAGATGTAATCCGGCTAGTGGAGAAAGCCAACGGGTTCTACGCCGCAATTCCACTAGCTAACTTACTTGAAGCCTCAACGGCAATTAAATTGCAGCAAACCCCAAAGAAGCTCTGTTTCGCTGGCCGCGCCAAATTAAGCTACACCTTCGAGGCCGCCCAGCTGAAGAACCTCAATCAGGTTCTCGAGTTCCTTAGCCACTCCTTGCAGGACATCACAATTAAAGCGATGAACAATCAAACCGCCGGAGCTTACGCAAACATAATTGTCCTCGGTGAACTCACCGTGGCCGGCGAGCATCAGAACTTTCCATTAACTTCCAGTGCCCTACGCCGCAAAGTTATAACAGCGCAGCTTGACTTCCTCCCATTCGCCATGTTCAATGTAGCACAGCGCAACCCACTTGACGGTTCTTATCAGAACTTAATTAAGTGGAACGCCGGAATGAGCTTCGAGCAGCAAGCAGCGAGCCCGCTTGGGTCTTTGGACTTAATTATGTTAGAATACAGCGAAACCACCTTGCGTGCTGTCTTGCGCCAGCGTAACTGGGAGGGCTTTGTCTTCTATGACTCAAGTAGCTCTTTCATCCCAAGTAAGCGCACAAGCCGGGTCGCCGCTCTGAAGTTCCCTGTGTTCATTCCGGCTCAAGTAACTTCCTTTGCTTACAACTACACAACGAGGGGCCGAATCATAACTCAAGTAACTTGTTGCACTGCCGAAACCGTGCTGCTAGATGGGACTACATTGCCTTCAAAGCGTGTAATCCTCGGCTCTGGAATAGACGACTTAATGCGCAGTAAGCTCGAGGCCGGCTTTCGGGTTGACCTCTTAATTAAGTGCGAACATGTTAATCGAGATGGCAACTTAATTAAACCGGTAATTGCCAGCAAGACTTACATAGATGAAGCTAAGGCAAGTGGGCAGTAATGCCCACTGCCCAGGTTACGAATAACGAATCCAGACCTGCTACAAAGTAACTCCTACAACGCAACGCAATTAATAGCAAACGTGGCTAAAACCACCATCACTGAAAGGACAATTAAGATGACAACAATAACTAGATATTCCAAGCCGGCTTCCAGAAGAAGCCGTCAAGCAACTTCCAAGTCAAGTAAGTTCACACAGCGGAAAGCCGCCCCAAATTCCGTCAGGCTAGCCGAAGAGATTAAGGCATACAGGAAAGCTAAGCTAGCCTTTCGCGTCTATGCTTCAATGGGCGATTTTGGCAAGGCACTCAAGGAACTTATGAAACTCAATGAAATCACTCGCTTCTCCGTGCACCCAGCTATCACAGGCCACGGCCCAGAAGGTGCTTGCTTCAGTAAGTACCCAGGACGCTGGACTCAAGGAATGCTCAAGCTGATTCCAGTGGAAGAGTTAATTAACTTCCGGCTAGAGCACGGCTCTAAAATCTGTTTTGGGAACCTCGAGGTAATTGGCTCTCACCTGAAACAGCGACGCCACAAAGTTGTCTATAACTTAATTGCCTCGGAGAAACTCAAGGTAACCAGAAGAGAGCTTAGCAGCTACATTCACGAGTGCCTTGCACAGCAGCCCTATAGCTACCACCTTTGCTTCTTCGATGATTGGGGTATTCAAGTTAATTGGGTTGAGCAGAAGCTAATCAGATACAGCGAAGCCGCAGGCGAGGCCGCCGATGCCAATTAAGTTGAAAGAAGTTAAGCGACATATCAAGTTAATTGAGCGTCGCCAAGAACAACCCTTTAAGATAGTTGTAACATTCAGTCGCAATGGACTTATAACGCGGCAGGAAGTTCATTCAGTAAAAGATTTTGTTTACTTATACTTTGACTTGATGTATAATAACAACGGAATAATAAACCTTTACATAGAGGAAACAAATAGAGATGATTAGCTTAAATGAATTACTTAACACACTGCCAGCTGGCGGCCCTGCGGCGTCCAACACATCATTGAATGTTGAAAGCAAAGCAGAAGAGCCCTCAGCTCCGAAGGAAGTCAATTTACTCGATGCCCCAATCAGAGCCGTCCAAGCAGCTCAGGTGTGGTCAACCGACCTCACGGCGCTGGCCAACTTCGAAGACTCGATTGACTATATGGACCGAATTGAAGCGATGCCGCCATTGGCTGACTTAATTGACCTATACTCCAAGGAAGCGGCCGACGCAGCCCTGCAACTTAACAGTGAGCAAAGCGAACTGTTATCCTTGGTTCACAATGAGCTGAGTAAGATAGAAGAGTCCATTGACTTGAAGCAAATCGACACCACAGTAAGTGCCATAATGGAGCGGCTTCAGGAGAACCCCGAGGTTCTGAACTGCGTTCAACCTAAGGATATGCGTATCTTAATTAACTCATTCGACCGCTTATACGCCACGAAGTCGGCAGTTAGTTCAGCACGTAAAGAAAAAGCGGCCGAAAAACGGAGCAACAAAGCTAAGCAACTTGCATTTTTGGAGGACCTAGACAATGAACTCGACATCTAACTCGACATCTAATCAGACACTCAAGCTAAGCGCAGTAGGAGAAAACAACTTAATAGACTATTGTGGCGCCACGTTGATTCCGGTAATTGAGCACCACGTAAAAGGTACCCCAGGCACCAAGCGCCTTTATGTCGAAGTAGCTTTGAGCCACTATTATGCCCTCAGCACAATTGAGATGTTAAAGCAATTTATCAACAAGCACCTGAGCAGCTCCGTAGGCTGGAACATCAAAGCCATTGACTACCGCGAGGCCGCTTTTCTGCTCTCACTGTTAATTATGCCAGTCGAAGTCAAGCAAGCTTCAAAGAAAGAAGCGAGTTTAATTAAGGAAAAAAGCCAATTAGCAGAATACAAGAAAGCCACAGCAGTTGGCTCACATAGTAGCCATAAGGCTACTTGTTGGAGATGGTGCAACAAGGTAATTAACATCAATGGCTCCTTTGCCACCTTGGAACACAAGCTTCTTACAGCAGTCAACGAGGCCGATGCCGATGGCTTTGTGGCAATTAACTGCACCTGTTTAATCGACCCCGCAATTTGGCCCGCGGCTCCGGAGGCCCAGCCCAAGCTCGAGCGTCAATTTAGAATTGAACTTAATCGAGCGGTCAGAAAAACGCCCCTGAAGTATGCTCGCTTGCAGCTCATCAAGGAGAATCACGTAATCAAGTTTTCATTAACTCCAAGAGTTCGTTGGGTCAAGTGCTTGGTTTGCGGCGAATTGAAACCTCAGGAAGAGTTCGGGCCGGCTAAGACCATATGTCTTAATTGCCTTGAAATAATGGAGGCATCTGAATGAGCAATACCGAAGAAAGCAAAGCGAGCGAAGCGAGCAGAAATGCCATCTCAATTAGCTACTCTTCCTTAGGTAGCTTCGGGAGCTGCCCAATGCGCTTTGTCCTAAGTAAGTGTAGTAACTTCGAAGTTCCACGCCACAGCTCGGCAGCCTCGCTAATTGGCACCGCTGTCCACGAAGCATTCCAGTTCTACCTCATCACAAGGAACTTAGATGGGGCAGTCAAGGTGCTTATGTTGAAGTACCCAATTAAGTTGAAGAAAGCAATGCAAGGCAATTACCACTTCCTTACAGCATACCGCATTTTGAGGGAGCTTGTTAATTGGTTCGAGAACAGCAACTACGACTTACTTTACATCAATGAGAAACCGGCCATTGAGTTCAAGGTTGATACAACATACTTAATTGCACACACCGACAAATACGACAAGGTGCAAGCGGCCAGAAAGGTTACCCTCGACAAAGTCAACTACATTGGGTTCATTGATGCCATCTTCATTGACCGCTCAACCGGAGAAATCGTAGTATGCGACATTAAGACTTCGTCAACTACCAGCTCCGAGGAAGAGGAGATAAGTAAGTATGCCCTGAGCCCGCAAACTGTTGAATACGTAACTAACATATTGAACTTACTTGGGTTCGACCAGCAGGAAGCGGACTCGCTCATCTCCAGCATCAAAGTCCTGTACTTAATCTGCAGGCTCAAAGGAACTGAGTACGCAATTAACCCTTTGTTCCTAAGTAAGACCCCAGAGTGCGTTGACAACCTGATGAACGGGCTGCGGCAAGTTGTAAGGTTAATTGAGTCAAACGGCCTAAGCACGGCGGCCTATTACAAAAGCGGTAATTGCGTCAGCTACGGAAACAGGTGCCCGTTTTTCGAGTGGTGTCAATCAGGTGCGGAGTGTCAATTAACTCTTCAACAAGCCGAAGACCCGAGGAAAGCCTATAGCACCAAGAAGATATATAAGGTACTTGAGGTATAACAGGGCTAAAGCCACAATAGAGTGATACGTAAGTATCTTGGATTAATTTAACGAACGAAGAGAGTTAAAATGAAATTGAGTGAATATCTTAATAAAAAACCAGTCATAAAAGTCCTTTGCTTTGGCGAGGGCAAGACCGGTAAGACAACATTTGTTACTGATGTGTTCAACTTAATTGACAAAGGTTACCACATCATCTACATTGACTGCGACAAGTCAATGAACATCATATTCAACCAAGCGGCCAAGTTCAAGCATCTTGATAAAGTCGACTACTTTCAGCTTAGAGATGAGCAACACATCACAATCTTACCCTTCGTCAATGCACTGATAAGCAAGTGTGACTTCTACTACAACCAAGATACTGGAGAGGTGGTCAGCGATGCGCGGTTGCTTAAGAACCGAAGTCAATTTACTTGCATCCACGCAAGCCGCATTGATGAACATACAATCATAATCCTCGACTCGCTTACCAGCTTCGCGGAAAGTATGTTCAATAAGTTAAGGGAGAAGCAGCTGTATGTAATGGGTAGCTTTGATAAGGATAAGCTCTACAACGGTCAAGTACAGCAGTACTACGGAGTGCTCTCAACGGAGTTCTTTGAGTTCCTTGACAGGCTCAGCAACTTAGCGGCCTCGGTATTCGTGATTTCACACACCAAGACAGTTGAGAGGAAGAACAAAGCCGGTGAGGTAATTGAGCGGAAAATCTACCCGCTGTCAACTACCATCAATGCGTCAGAGGCTCTAAGTAAGTACTTCGATGAATGCCTTTACTTCTACTCAAGGGCCGGCAAGTATTATGTTTCAGCTCAAGCAACTTCAGAAGTTTGCGGCATCGGAGGGCGGCAACTCGAGTCCAAAATTTACCAGTCGAGTGAATTAACTCCGAGCATAATCCTCCAGAAGTACAATCACAGACTGGACGAAGCGCCGATTCACGACATCAAGTTAATTGAGTCTGAAACTGCCCACGAAGCCTCCGGCCCCGCTGTTGCACTAACTTCAAACAAGCTAACCTTGTAACCACTTATAATTATTTTGCAACCACTTGCAACTCTTCTGATTAAAGTGCGATTCAGCACTTTAATCAGATTATGCACTCAATTAAGTGCACCTCAAATAACATTAATATTAACATTAACCTATAAGTAAAGAAAGGAATTTACTATGAGCAATGAAATCAATTTCTTGGACGTCAACTCTAATGAAGTTAAGGAAGTATCCACTAACTTTGTGTGGCCGAAAGGTACCTACGCGCTTAAGTTGGAAGAAGTTGAGCAGGTTGACAATGAAACCTGCAGCCGAATTGTCTTTCACTTCGTAATTGAGGACGCCGCCGATGTTAGCAGCTCAATGGACATCTCCAAGATAATTGGCAAGAAAATGGTTTACAGCCTGCCTATCTTCAACCAGACTCCTGAAGACATTGCTGAAAGTTTGGGCAAAGTAAAATATGCCATCCTGAACACTGGGGCCAACAAAGACACTCAAGGAACTTTGATGGACTTAATTAACTCGGCAATCGGTCAGGTTACTTGGCACAAAGTTTTCGAGCAGAATGGTAAAGACGGCGTAACCAGAAACCAGATTGACTGGACCGAGTTCAAACCGAAAGCTTAGGCATTTCACAAAACAAATCAGGTGGGTGGGCTTCGTCCCACCCACTTAACTCCAACCGTATAATTGGATAAGGCAAGATGATTATCTTAAATATCAGCTCTCACGATTCAGCTAACCGGATGCTGGGACAGATGCTAATTAACTCAGCCACAAAATTCGGCCTCCCGAAACCCGCTGTCAAAATCCTGACGGGTACTAATCAAGTTACCAAGTTCATTAACAAAGAAGCACTTTTGGGCCTCAAGGAAACCATCTTCATAACAGATGACATTAAGTATGCGAGCAACCACAAGAAGCCGCACTTCTGCCAAGGGGAAATTACTTCACTCGAGGCCGAAAACAGCTTCGTCATTTACTTGAGTTGCAAAGAGATAAGTAGCTTCTTCAACCCAGCTAGCCGCATTCACTATGAGCACATCTGTGAAAAGGCTGTGTTACTTAACTACCACCTCCTCCCGCAGTTCAATTTCATCTACAAGCCAATTTACAGCACGGCCGAATTTCGCATCTTCGTTGAGTGGCTCACAAATAGTTCAGCAAACTGCGAGTGGCTAATTGGCTGCGACATTGAAACCAGCAACTCACTTATCACCTGCATCTCATACACGCTAATTAACTTAGCAGCCCCAAAAGCCCCGTTGAGTTTCTGTGTCGACTTAATTGAGTATGCTTCAGGAAACCGCCTCGGAGAATCCAACATTCAGGTGTACCTTGAGAAGCTTGCACTAATTAGGCAGCTGCACAGCAACACCGCAATTAGGTTCGTTTTCCACAATGGCACCTATGACAACTCGTACCTAATTAAGTATAGCTGCCCAGCTTGGGCCTATAGATGGGACACCCAGTATCTCTTTTATTCAATGCACTCCCTGAGCCGCAAAGCTCTATGGCACGTAAGTAGCTCGGTCAACCCAATGTACAAGTATTGGAAAGAGGAGATTCGAGGGGGTGAGGAAGATGACCTTGATGTTAAGGAAAGCGGAATGCCACATACAGTTGATGGATATAAGCGCTACCTACGCTACTGTGCCCTCGATTCATTCCAGACGCTGACTAACTTGTTTTATATGTTGCAGTTAATTAACTTCCACTATAAGTGGGCGCCCCGAAATTACGGCCAGATTCACCGCTTGAACTTAATCTATATGGAAATGCAATTCCACAGTTTCCCTGTTGACCGCGAGCACTTAACCCAGATTATCCAGGGTAAGTCAATTAAGTCCAACAAGGTAAAAGCGCTCTTCGAATATATCTTCGCCGACGCCCTGCCTAACTTCAACATCAACAGTGTGGTAAGTAAGCGGAAAATCTTTTACGACTTACTTAAAGCCACACCAGTAGGCGGCGCCCTGAGCACGGACGCCGATACCCTAAGTCAGTTAGCTAAGCAGCACCCGTTAATTGAGTGGTTCGCAAACAAGCTCAAGGAATACCAAGAAAACAATAAGTTCGTAAGTGACTTTGGGAAGCTACTTAACACCAGTTCAATCAACTGCAAGCTTAACGCCACCGGCACAATTACCTCGAGAGCCAACGCCAAGGCAACGGACTTCAACAAAGGTCGCAACTTACAGAACATCACGGCCGAAATTCGAGAAGCTTTTGTTGCGCCGCAAGGCTACCTAATTGCCGACATCGATTACAGCCAAGCAGATACGTATTTTGTGGCCGCTTCAACGGACGAGAAGATGTTTCAGGTAGTTACTGATGACAGAGATACGCACGCGGTTCACGCAAGTCAGGTATTCGGAATCCCCTACGAAGAGGTGCTAGCACACAAGGGAGATAAGCACAGTGCTCGAAAACTCGTGAAGCCAATTAGCCACGGCGGCAACTACTTTATGACAGCGAGAACGATGTACGCTAGGTTGTTAACGGAAATCGGCACAACGGGACTTCAGCAGATGGCCGAGCGGCTCGGCCTGCCGAAGCCTAAAGTAACAAAGGACTTCATTAAGTTATGCGAAATTGCGCTTCACAGGTACAGAGCACAATATCCGAAGTTACTTCACTGGCACTACACCCTCTACGGTGAGCAAACGGCGAATCAAGGACTCATCTCAACTGCCTTCGGATTTACCACGTGGTTCCCAATTAAGATGGATAAAGAGAAAGTCGATGGAGTTTTGCGGCAGATAGCTGCTTACAAGGGGCAGGGTGGAACGGCTGGCTTAATGAACCGCTTCTTAGTCAACACTTACTTCGAGGGCCGCTCTCAGGAATTCGACTCAATGGAGTATCCTGAATATGGCAAGTTAATGAAGGAAGCTCTGAAAGCCGGTGATTTTATTCCGGTGGTTCAGGTGCATGACTCCATTGTCTTCTTCATCCGAGAAACTCGGCTGCAGCTCCTCGATGCAATTATGAAGCAAATGATGGCGCCAATTAACTACAATGGCCACCAGTTCCATGTACCCGTTGAATGTGAAGTAGGCCGCTTTTGGTCGAAGAGGTTAATGAGCACATATAAGTTAGGCGACTTCGAAAATTTCGACCTGAGCAAATTACACACTTTAGAAGAAAGGACTTTATAAAATGACAAACATACTGAAAGAAAGATTAGATGATTGTATCAGCACAATACTCAAGTACCCGAATTTATTCGGGACGGAAATTGACTCGTTGAAGTTAATTAGCCAGTATGGCAAAAAGCCGGTCTGGCAAACCAGAGTTATTGATGGTCATATATTTGAGGTTGTCGAATTAACTTTCGGAATCCCAACTACAGAATATGAAGTAAAGCGAATATTCACAGAGGATGAAGTTCCAAACTTAATTGACTTCTACAAACTTCAGCAAGAGTGGATGGAAAAATTCGGCTTGGTTAAGGAAGTTTATCGCTTTGCCAGTGCTGATGATATGCTTAAAATGTGTCAGTACATTAGCCAACGAGGTCTGCGTGGAAGCATAAGCTACTGCTCAGGTGAAGATAATCAAACACCAGCAGTCATCTTAATGGACTTCTACGAATTCCCCGAAGAAGTAAAAGCTATTCATAAAACCACTATACTTTGCCACGACTGGATAATGGAGCGCGAATATTTGGACGAGGCAATTAGCGAACTTTTAGAAAAGCGCCCTGACTTGACAAATTAAAGAAAATGAATTATTATGTAATGGTACCACCAAGCCGGTACATTTGTTTTAACTCAATTAACATAAGAAAGGAAATTAAGATGGCAGAAGTAATTAAGACTGCGGCTCCGATGTGGGCAGATGACTATGATAGCCTCGTTGAGTTGCTTGAGTCTATCGGCGACGGCACTTACGATAACCAGACTATCGCTCCTGAGCTGTGCCAGATTCCGCCGCATGTAGCTAAGCTGCTGGCTGCTGAGTTGGTAGCTCTTAAACCGGTAGCTGCTTAACTCTTAAAGTTAATGTACGGTAAAGTGCGAGGGCGGCCTTCGAGGTTCGCCCTCCATTAAGAAAGGAATATCATTAAGATGCGCATACACAACAAGTTAATTAAGCGCTTCATTGAACTCAATCAACATACAGAAGCTCCTGAGCTTTTCCTCGTATGGGGCTTACTTGGGATAGCATCTGCTTGTGCCGCTCGGGAAGTTTCGTTTCAATTAGGCGACACGACAATTTGGCCCAATCAGATGATACTCTTAGTAGGCAACGCCGGAGTCAGGAAGTCAACGGTGATAAATACAATAAGGCCGCTAATTCCCAGCTATGTTACTTTAGCCCCTAATGAACTTGAGGCCGGAAGTAACGGCTTGGTTCAATTTATGGCCGGTATCACCAATGTTCAGCAGAAGCGCCTCGAGAAGAAGTTACTTAAGTATGAGCACATAGTACCAGAAGATGATATAAGCGACCTGTTAAATTCAGACACAAGTAACATAGAATGTAAAGTAAGAAGCAAAAATTTCAGCACTCCCTTAATCTT